TAAACCAACGAAATAAGGAGCAATACAATGGCAACAGAAGGTACAAAGTTCCAAGTTAACTATAAGTTAGCAGACGGAACACTCATCAACGTATACGCATCAACTGCAGCGGAACTTGAGTTGGGTCTATCGGACCTAGCAATGAACGCTACTCTTATCAAGAGCACTGGCGTTGAACTAGGTGCATCAGGTGGTTCAGCACAGAGTGCATCACAGGTAATCGCAGCAGCGTTTCCTGGCGCACAGCCAGTACAGTCTTCAGTAGTTGAGGAAGGCTCATGTAAGCATGGTAAGTTGGTCTATCGCACCAGCAAGCCAGGTGCTCCTAAGGAATGGAAGGGCTACTTCTGCCCATCCCCACAGGGAACACCAGACCAGTGCGCTCCTAAGTTCCTCCGCTAAGGTAACTGATGCTGTCGTTAACACAGGCAGCAGTGCGAAGCACACACGATTTCCAAATCCTGCCAGACTTATTCCCGTCACTTGCAGCCGACGGGATTAAGTTTCGCAGAGGACAGATGACTATGATTGCAGGCCAGCCTAATGCTGGTAAGTCTCTTATCGCTCTCTGGATGGCAGTCCAAATGAAAGTGCCAACGCTGTATATCTCCGCAGACACAGACGCTTACACCACAGCGTTACGTGCTGCAGCAATGGTGACAGGCCATCAAGTTTCTTCAGTTGAAGAAGCGTTTATGACTGGTGAAGGTAAGGACTTCTATATTGAAGAACTTACCAGCATCAATCATCTACAGTTTGACTTTGCTCCATCTCCCACGTTAGACGAAATTGATTTAGCCATCCGTGCCTACGGAGAAGCATATGGTGAGTATCCCCATATGATTATCGTTGACAACGCAATGAACGTTGTCTCTATGACTGGCGATGAATGGTCTGGCCTTCGTGAAATAGCGAAGGCTATGCACCACATAGCACGTGAGACTGATGCAGCAGTTTTACTTCTGCACCACACATCAGAGTCTGAGAGCAGACCTGACATGCCACCAAGCCGTAAGGCTATCCAAGGCAAGATTGCTCAACTACCTGAGATGATTCTGACAGTGGCTCTACTGCCCTATTCAGGGGAGTTCAGAGTAGCAGCAGTAAAGAATCGCTTTGCCAAACACAGCGCAACTGGGGACCACTACGTTACATTATGGGCAGACGCCTCGCGTATGACTATGTACAACGATGCTGTCTCACACAAGTTTGCTGCTGACTGGAGGAATGTTGAGTGATAGTTGAACTCAGCAAAGACGAGGTTCGTGTCTGTGCGCAACTTGCAGTTGAGCGTTGGTTAACAAAGTTTGATTCTGTTGACAAGCCAAACTATGCTGAAGGTAAAGCGGCAGGTAGGCTTGAGCATGAGTTGCTTGCCAATATCAGAGCAAACGTTTCTGAGTGGGCTGCAGCGCGTGCGTACAACACAACATGGTCAGTACCTTGGTACCCAAATGAACTGCACCCACAGAGGCAGCACCTTTCTGATGTTGGTTCAGTAGGTGAGGTTCGCACGGTCCGCACCCGTTCAGCAGTTCCATTCTGGATTAAAGACATTGACAAGTTAATTATTGGAACAAAGATTTTAGACGAGGATTACTACACAAGCGTAGAAGTCTATGGCTCCATTAGCCCTTCTCATTTTATGAATAGTAAATACCGCGACGAAACCATCAATGGGTGGCGTGTACCAGTAGAGGAGTTTACATATGAGCGCAGCAAATAAGCGCAAGGGAAGTCTTTTTGAGACTTCCGTACTTAAGTTTCTGCGTGGCAGGGGAGTGCTCGCAGAGAGACTAAGACTTGCTGGCAAGGATGACGAAGGAGATATCGTCTGTATCGTTGCTGGCAAGCCTTACATCTTTGAACTCAAGGCAACTGCCAAGATGGCATTGCCCCAGTTCTGGCGTGAGGCTACGACAGAGGCAGCCAACTACGCTAAGGCTCGTGGTCTGGACACAGTGCCACCAGCATACGTCATCGTCAAGCGCAGAAGCGCAGGCATTGAGCAGGCTTGGGTCATCCAAGACTTAGACCAATGGCTTAAGACACATGACGAGTAAGCCAGACTTGGCTGTAGTATTAGAGCATTACGGTTTGAATGTATTAGATAGGCACGGATGGACTCCGTGCAAGTGTGTCATCCATGATGATACGCAGGCCAGTGCTGCATACAACCTTGATAATCAGGCATACAACTGTTTAGTATGTCAGGTTCTTGGGGATGTATACACCTTAGTGCAAGCAAAAGAAGGATTGGACTTTAGAGATGCTAAGCGAAAAGCAGAGAATATTGCTAACGGACGCAGCCGAAAGGTACTCCAGCAATCTAACACCACAGGCTCGCTCCTACCTAGAAGGTCGGGGTCTGACCGAGGAAGTAATAAGTACATTCCATCTTGGAAGCGTGGTCGAGCCTAGTGCTGGCCATGAACTTGCTACGGGTATGTTGTCCATCCCTTATCGTACTCCCGCTGGTGTGGTGGGTATCAAGTTTAGGAGAATAGATGAAGGTACCCCAAAGTATCTATGGCCAACGGGCCAAAAGATTGGCCTGTTTAATGTTAATGATTTGCATAAGACAAGCAATACGATTGCCATATGCGAGGGCGAGATTGATACTATTGTCCTATCGGGTTGCGCAGGCATACCTAGCGTTGGGGTGGCTGGTGTATCTCAATGGAAGCCATGGTTCCCTAAGTTATTCGAGTCATACTCGCGCATACTTATCTTCGCAGATAACGATGTTAAACAAGATGGACGCAATCCTGGGCAGGAACTTGCCAAGAGAATCAAGGAAGATTTAGATAGGGCCGAAATTGTGCACTTACCCGACAATACGGACGTCAATGAGGTATACTTACAACATGGTAATTCATGGTTTGAAGAGCGACTGAGCGCATGAAGCGTCCAACGTCCATAAAGATATTTGGTCAGAAGTATAAGATTCGCTATGACCATATGGACGAAACATCTTATGGGATGACAGATGCAGACAGCAATACTATTTGGCTACGCCCTGGTATGCCAGAAGATAAACTCATTCGTGTCTTAGGACATGAGATTACCCATGCAATTATCAACGAGACTCCGCTATCTATGCGCAAGCGTTTTGATGTTGAAGAAGTGTGCGACATTGTTGGCTACCATGTAGTGGATACCTTGGCGCAGAACCCAGAGATTGTTGCATACATCTTGCGGGAGATAGAAGAAGAGGTTGAACCTAGTGTCTGACCTATCAGATTTTGATTTAGATTTTACTTATGGCCACGAAGGTGAGCAGTTAGTACGAGACATCCTTACTGGTGGCTTGACCGTTGAGGTTAAACGAGACAGGCGCTGGGTTGAGACTGGCAATATCTACGTTGAGTCAGCGTTTTACTCACGTGCTACACACAATTGGATTCACTCAGGCATCATGGTAACAAAGGCAGACAGGTGGGCTATCGTCCTTGAGGGGCTAGTCATCATCGCCACCACTGCAGACATACGCAAGGCCGTTGATACTTACGGCAGACCCATCAGCAATAACATCCAACCCAATCCTAGTAAGGGGTTCCTTATTACGGTTGATGATTTAATGAAAGTACAACGTGGCTAATACATTCATGTTCGGTCCAAAGGATGGCGCCCATGTGCCAGAGATTCTATGGATACTACCAGTTGTTGAACTGCAAGAGCGCACCAAAGATGGTATATTTATACACAGATATGACTTAAGTGATGAAGATAACAACTACTACTACGTTGGTGTAACACGAGAGGAAGATAATGAGTAAGGATATATCAAAAGAACAGCAGTTTGCAGAAGATGTTTGGGCAATCTTGGACAAGGCTGGCAACCTACTCATCAGTAAACACCATGACTACGGCCCAAAGAACATTAGCCAGTCACCAGGTGGCCCACTCAATGGCCTACGTGTACGCATGTGGGATAAGACAGCACGCATTAACAACCTCATTGACTCAGGCAAAGACCCAGAGCATGAGTCACTCAAGGATTCATTCATTGACCTACTTAACTACTCAGCAATTGCGCTGATGGTACTCGAAGGAGACTGGCCTAATGATTAGATGGAATGCTTTTAGATTTAGACTTGGCATGGCAATCATAGAACTTGGCAACAAGATTGCATTTGATGCACTTGATGCAGAGTTCGAATGCGATTGCGGAGGCGATTGCGTCTAATGAAATCAATCGTAATCCTCAGTGATTTGCAGGCACCATACCATGATGTGGGTGCAACGAATGCTATCAAGAGATTCATTCGTGCGTACCAACCAGATGTTG